ACTTATTAACTAACGAACAATATGGTTGCGGGTTTAAATCATCGGATTTTGGTGATTTATCTAGTTTTGCAAACTATTGTTTAGCTGCCGGAATTTATATCAGCCCTTGCTATGACACACAAAAGTCTGGCGCTGACGCAGTAAATGAATTAGCATTAATAACTAACTCTGCTCCAGTCTATTCGGATGGATTATTAAAAATAATCCCGTATCAAGATTCCTCACTTTCTGGAAATGGCGCTACTTATTCTCCCAACATCACCCCAGTTTATGATTTAAACGATGATGATTTTCTTATTAAAAGTCAGGGTGATGACCCTGTAAAGATTACCCGTAAGACAGTAGCCGATGCGTTTAATCAGGTTCAGGTTGAATTTATGAACCGTTCCAATGATTACAACGTAGATATAGCGACTGCAAAAGATCAAGCTAGTATCGAATCTAGTGGATTTAGACCGCAAACCGTTACGCAACTTCATGCCATTTGCGATCCCGCAATTGCTCAAAAGGTGGCGAATAATATCCTTCAACGAGTCTTATATATACGCAATACCTATGAATTCACTTTAGGTTGGAGGTATGGCAGATTAGAGCCAATGGATATAGTGACGATTAGTGATGACACTTTAGGATTTAGCAGAGTACCGGTCAGAATTACGGAAGTTCAAGAGGATGAAGAGGGTAATTTGGCGATCGTTGCAGAAGAGTGCAATTTCGGTACAGCATCATCTTCTTTATATCCTCATCAAGATAATTCAGGTTTTGCTCATAATTATCAAATCTCCCCAGGCAATGTTTCTGCTCCTTCTTTCTTTGAGCCTCCAGTTGATTTAACTACTACAGGATTGGAAGTTTGGGCGGCCATGACTGGAGTGAGCCAATATTGGGGTGGTTGCTCTATTTGGGTATCGCTTGATGGATCGACTTATAAAAAACAAGGTCAGATATTTGGTGGCGCTCGATATGGTACTTTGACGGCAGCGCTTAATTCCAGTAATTCTTTGTCAGTTGCTTTGGCGGGTACTGGCGGCCAACTCCTTTCCGGAACAAGTCAAGACGCTTCAACCTTGCAAACGCTTTGCATGGTAACGGATGGCGTTAATACAGAATATCTAAGCTATCAGACGGCCACCTTAACAAGTGCCAATCATTACACTTTGACAGGATTGGTCAGAAGCGCTTATGGTACTTATGCCTATAACAAGCCAGCTACGACTAGATTTGTCAGAATTGATGATGCAATTGCCAAAAGTGGTGCGCTAGATTTATCTTTAGTTGGTAAGAGTGTTTACTTTAAATTTACTTCCTTCAATATTTATGGTGGTGGTGAGCAATCTCTAGCTGACGTATCAGCCTACTCGTATCAAATTACGGGTGAATTATTAAAGCTGCCACCTTCTGACGTAACGGGAATATCCATAGCGCCATCGAACAATGGTTCTTTGATTACTTGGAACGCAGACCCTCAGCCTGATTGGGCTTATACAGAAATTCGATTAGGTACGGATTGGTCAACTGCAACCCTCATCACCAAGAAACAGGCTACAAGTCATTTATTAGGTTGGCTGACTTCTGGAACAACAACGGTATTAGCCAAGCACGTTGATATTTACGGAAATTACAGCGTTAATCCTGTCAGCGCCTCGATTGTCACCAGCGTACCAAATAGCGTCATTATTACCAGAGCTGAGGTTCAAGAAAACTCAGTTGCGTTAGGCTGGAATGATTCTAAGTTAAATCAACCGATTGTCAGTTATGCAATGTATATCGGTAGCGCTGGCGATGCGTTTTCAGCCTCTACCCTATACGGTAAAGCTGGCGCAGACTCCCGTTCGGATATTGTCATATTTAGATCAAGCGGCTCAAAAGTTATTTGGATGGTTGCAACCGATGTAGCTGGCAACGTATCAATCCCCAGTTATGTAAATGTCAGCGTGACATTGCCCACTAACTTTGTCTTAGCCAATGAATACGATGAAAACTGGTCAACGGGTACGATTACCAATGGATATGTGGACTCTGGAAGTTTATATCTTCCAGTTAATCCGCAAACTTGGGCTAATCACTTTTCTACTCGTGGGTATGCTACGGCTCAAGATCAAATAAATGCTGGCTATCCGCTTTACTTTGAGCCAAGTGAGGCCGCTGGGAGTTATTACGAGTATCACGATATAGGCAAGATTATCACCTCTGCCACTATCTCAATTACGCCTGTTTATACCGTTCTATCTGGCTCTCTAACTTCTACTTGCTTTATTGAGTGGAGTTCAAATGGAACAACATGGGTGAACGGCGGCGATAACTTGTTGCAAGTTCAAGCAACCAGTCTACGTTACGTCAGGGTAACTTATACCGTTACAGCGGCTGGCGGTGATGACTTAATTAGATTTGATCGTATTCATGTGGTTGTTGGTACGGCTACAGTCAATGAGTTTGGAGCGCTTACTTTAGTGTCTACCGACACGGCTGGCTCTGTTTATAACTGCAACAAAAGTTTTTTAAGTGTGGTATCGGCAATCGCCACACCATTAAATAGTTCAAATATTGCAAAACTCAACGTCATCATCGACACCTCAACGAGCATCGCCAAGATTTATGTTCAAGCGTGGGATTCATCAAACGCAAGAACTGGCGGAGCTGTTTCACTTAACATTGGAGGCTATTAATAAATGGCTGATTTAAACGATTTAAGCAAACCAGACGCTACTAGCAATTACTCTACCGAGGTATTGCAAACCATTAAAGGTCACATTAGCAGATTATGGTTAGGCGATTACACGGGCATGGGGTCGCTCGTAACTAATATGCGCCGCTGGATCGACTCTGGCACGGGCGATGCAAAACTGGTAAAGAGAAATTCAGACGGATCAGAAAGTACAATTTTTGACTCATCGCTTAAAACAACTAAAGTTTATGTCGATGATCAAGATGCAACCAAGGCAAATGCTGGCGGTTCAAACGCTACTGGTACTTGGGGAATTAATATTACTGGTAATGCTGGAACGGCAACTACGGCAAATACAGCAAGCACGGCATCAACACCCGCCTCTGGTGGGTCATTCATTACGTCTACTAATATCGGATCTCAATCTGTTAATTATGCTGCTTCTGCTGGTAGTGCATCCAATGGTGGAGTTACTTCTGTAAATGGATCTACTGGTGCGGTAACTGTTTCTGGCGGTGTTACTTCTGCAGTTGCTGGTAATGGTATAGCAGTATCAGGTGCTACTGGTGCAGTTACTTTTAGTGCTTCCGCCCCCGGATATAATACAATTGGTAGCTATGCGGGTGGTACTCGACAAGATGGTACAGGTGGTCTTGGTGGAAATTGTGTTGTTGGAAGTTCCTATACACCAACTGTTGCAGGACTTACATCAGCGTCAGGAACTTGGAGAATGATGGGTTGTACTTTTTCTCATAACTTTGGATATTGTGGGTGTGTGCAACAGTATGGAAATATTTTTGTTCGTATTGCTTAAAGGAAAATAAATGTTAACTATTACATCGCTTATAAACCCCATATATGCCAATGCAGATGGCACTCAAATTGATTGTCAAGTAACTTTTGAAGAATTACCAAATGAAGTATTACCCTTTAGTGCAACTGCTTGGGATATAGAGCCGCATGGTACTAAAATTTATAAAGACCTTATTGATAATAAATATGGAATCATTGCTCCTTTTATCCCCCCACCTCCAAAAGTTCAGCCCGTAACAACTGGTATGCAAACTATCTAATGACTTATGGTACTTACCCTAATTCAACTGCTGAATTTCGGATGTTTCAAAAAGCAGATGGAACAATGGAAATGCAAGTGCGATATATAAATACACAAATGAATTACATAGGCAAATGGATGCCAGTTAAAATGGAGCAAGAAAATGGTACTAACAGTCAATCCAAAGCATAATTTTACTTATGATGGTGTTGCAGTAAAAATTTATCATGCTAATAAAGGTGAAGGCATACCAATGCATACTCATATTTATTCCCATGCTACTACTTGTATGAATGGCTCTTGTAAATACACTTCTGATGGTAAGACTTTAATTGCTGATAAGAATACTCAGCCCATTAACTTATTAGCTGGAAGTCACCATGAAATAGAAGCATTAGAAGATGGCACAGTATTCGTAAATGTATTTGCAGAAGGTAAGTATTAACAGTCTTATAAATTAACTCAACAACCCGTCTAAATGGCGGGTTTTTTTACGCCCGAAAGTTTCCCATGATAGATACGCCTAAAGACCCGACTTCTTATTCTTTTATTACTTACGGCTGGGTACTAGGTTTAGCTATTTTGGGCGGTCTAGTTTCTTTCTTGCGTAAGTTAAGAGAAGGAAATACCAGA